GATAGGATACTAGTATCAAGGTTAATCAAGGTGATTAACTTAGTAAAAAGAAAGGTAGTTAAAATGACTACACTAAATACAATAACATTAGAGCCTAACCATGTTATGGCTTCATCTAATACAGGAAGCCCTATGGTCTTTCGCAATACAGTAGGAAACTACATTAGCCGCAAGGCATACCTAGAAATGCTTGCTACTAAGCAAGGTGTAGTGTCTCATCGCTACCTATCACCTAACGAAAGTCGTTGGGTTATCTCTAACATGAAGGAGTCTATCTAATGACTATCACTTACGCAATATGGCAGGGTAGCAATCTACTCTCAGTAAATAACACATCTACTAACATCAAAGATGTAGATAAGATTATCAAAGAACTAAACGATAGCGATGTCGCTAAGAAAGTTAAGTTTTCTGCTAACATCCAAAAGATAGAGGTAAGCAAGTGAGTCTAGAACTATTAGTAGATAGCGAATACTTTTCTCTATACATCAATAACCTATGGCCTAACGGAGTAGGTATTGAGATCCCTACATGGTTGCTAGTTGCTAGCATTGGATTGGTTTATTCTATTAGACTAATTAGAAAAGAAAAATAAATGGCTGAGTATTCTGCTGAGCAATTGAGAAGGCAAGCCCACCTCGCAAATGGTGGGACACTTGCTAACTATGATAGGACACACTACACAGAGTCAGAGTAGTGTGCTCACTATTTTTTTTACATTTTATTTTTTTAAACGTGTATCATACATCTCAGAAAAATATTCAGATTTTGTAAAAATGAAATTTTTCAAATTTTTATAAAAAATGTGATACACTTATAGCATGACCGAGAATACACCAGAAAAATCTGCAAGCCAGTGCTGCACCACCTGCGTTTGCACAAATTTACACAAATCACAACCAGAGTAATTTAATACCCTAACGCTACTTTCTGGCGGTATATGTGATAAAATGGATGAATGAAATCCAACTATGAAAAATGCTATTTCTGTGATAGAGAAGCCCTCTATACACAGCCTTATCAATTTGCAATAGTTGAGGTATGCAAAAAACACTTTAGCATGGCCTTATCATCATGACCCAATACAAGGTTTTTGATGAACCTGTAATCTTAACAGTGAAAACCAAGAGACCAGAAAAGTGGTTATTAATAGATAGAGAAACTGGGCAGGTATATCAAGGAAATCCAAAAGAGTATTGGGATATACTTAATCCATACATAAAGGGGGAAGAATAAAATGAAGTCAGCACTTATAGCATCTGGCTTATTGTTAGTTACATTACTCTCATTAGCAAAGGTGCAATCTAAATATTCTAAAAAGTGGTTAAGGTAAATATATGTACTTACTAGGGCTAGAAATTAGAAAAAATCGTAGAGAAAAAGAATATTCTATGAAATCTTGTTATCGCTGTGGCAGGATTGTCTGGATTGCAAAAGACAATCTTCGTGTTAACAACTATTGTTCATCCTGTAATTAAAATGGGCATCTTAGAAAACCTCGAAGCCTCTATGGCAGATGACGACGGTATGCCAAGTCAAAAAGATATAAACGCTATTAAAGAAATACTTAAAGATCCACATCTTGAAGAACGATTAAAATACATGGAGGAAAATGGAATCTAATTATCCAGAATCTTGGGCAAGACAGACACCAAAGGGCTATGAAACAAATATAGCAAGACTACAAGATGGCGAATCTATTGTTATAAATGATGGTTTGGCATTAAAGGTTTTTCAAGATTATTGCTGTAATGGTTGTTCATGTAAATCTGAGAATGATCACAAAAAAGACGGAATTTAAATCACCACTTCTTAATAGGACATCTAGCATCCAGTAAAGAAGTCTTAAGTTTCATAAAACATCCACACTTGCTGCACTTGTTAAACTTAGGTTTGTAAAACTCGCAAGCCCTACAAATTTCGAGACGGTATTCAGCCAATTCTTCTGGCGATCTTGGTGATCCATTAATCAAATCCCAAGGCTTAACATCATCACTCATACAAACCATTATATCCTATCTGGATCATATGTATCTATAGCCAAACCTCATATCGGGAATATCAAAGTATCGGGGATATTAGAGAATATATTCCATAGTAGACATATGTGGTTTGTTAAACCATTGTTGTCTATGGGGAGGTTTGTTATCTCTATTTTTCGGCTTCGTTAATTCCCGCCGAAATTTAAAATATATAATGTTATAATTAACCTTATGACTATATCAGACTGGGCAGCATTAGTTTTAACTGTTTTTTCTATTGTCGTATTAGTTGCAGGCGGAATTAGATTTCTCGTAAAGAACTATTTGTCCGAATTAAAGCCTGACGGAAATGGTGGACATAATTTAGAAGGTCGTATCGCAAGAGTTGAAAATCGAACTGAAAAAATGGAATCAAAATTAGATCACATGTATGAGATATTGATCGATTTCGTTGCTAGTCAAAATAGTAAAAAGTCTAAAACTAAGACTAAAGACTAACTATATATTATATATAAAAGATATTTTAAAAACCCATTTACAGTATATTCTTTTCTTTATATATTTTAAGTATACACTATGAGGTCTGGATTTTTGAAACTTTACCCGAAAAAATTATAACAATTTTATAACAATGATTTATATATCTGGATTATAACGTTTTGTTATCAAATTATATTTTTGTTAATATTAACTGATATAATCCTACTAGACTAGTCTCTTGGTTGCTCTACCCCCCACCCACTGCGCCAAGAGATTAGTCCTTTTTCATGGTATAATCTAGTATTATGTGCGTATCTACAGTTGAGAAATATGGCGCTAGCCCAATTAATATCCAATGGACAGTGGTAAGAGGAGATAGCGCAACCCTAAAGGTTGAATTTTTTGAAGATGACGAGGTCACCCCTTACGATACATCAGACTGGACCTTCAGTGCTACGTCCTATGATCCAAATGGAGATATTTTGGATGAACTTACAACTACCGCAGAAAACGGTTATGTAGAAATTTTTGCATCGTCCTCTATTACAGAAAATTGGGGCGCTACAAGTTTTAGATCAGTAGTTGCAGAACTTCAGTTTGACCTAGAGGTTGTGATTGCTGGCGGTAGTGGTGAAAACATTGATACAGTATGGACACCAGTAATTGGAACCATCTGTGTCCTGGGTGATGTTAGTTCGAGTTTATAATGCCAGTAGTTAAAATATCAGAAAAAAAAGATAATCTACCGCCAATTGTAAAAATTGGTAAAAAAATATTTAAAGTTAAAAAGTAGGTTTGTTTCATGGCAAAAAGTATGGACTTTCCAGACACATCAAAAAAGAAAAAATACTCAGAAACAGTTAATCAAACACAAGCAACTGGTACTCAATATGTCGCTGTTCCTGGAATGCAGGGGGTACAAGGAGAGCAAGGACCCAAAGGAGATAGGGGAGAACAAGGCCCTAAAGGCGATAAAGGCGAAAAAGGAGATAGAGGCCTTACAGGTCCACAGGGAGAGCGAGGGGAGCCAGGAAAGGGTGCTGAAGGCTATGATAGCGTATCTGGACAATACCCAGGATGGGCATACTATAAAAATAAAAATTTACAAGAAGTAAGGCTTGGCCCAGAAAGAGGAGATGATGGATGGGTATTAATAAATTTTATAAAAGATGAAGAAAAGTCAAACGAAATATACATTCCTAAAGGAGTAAACACTTTATGGAACAATGAATCAAAAAATTTTAATTTTAAAACCTTAAAAATTGGAGCAAGGGTAGATGTAAGATATGACTTTACCATAACCACATATATGAACAATACAGAGGTTTGGACTAGGCTATTTGTTCCAAACTATGATAACTCCCCAACAGGATATGTCTCAACATTAAAATATCAATATTCTTATGATATATCTTATAACCAAACCATATATGTTGATGCCCAAAGAATTCGTACTTTAGGTGGTGCTATACAGTTTCGAGCAGATAATGAAAGCAATATAGCCTTAAATGGTATCTATATCTCTGTTTCTTAGTGGTATAATGATATTGCTAATATTTTAAGTTTAATATGTTAGACTTAAACAAAAAGGAGAAGTATGGCATTTCCAGGTACCTATAATTTTAGTTACTATCGTGGTGACACTAATGAGTTTGTTATTCGTCCTAAAAATGCTAATGGCACTTCCTTTAATTTAACAGGCTATACAGCAAATTTTGTAATTGCAAATCGTCGTGGTTCAACTGGAACACAAACAGTAGCAGCAGCAACAGTTAATACATCTACAAATATAATTACCTGCACCATTACATCTCCAGTTGGAAGAACTCTTGTAGCAGGAACATATGTATATGATGTTCAACTTACTAATACTACGCCAGACCCAGATGTTATATTAACAGTACTAACTGGATCTATTACAGTTACTGATGACGTCACAGGTGCTGTCTAATGACTGAGGTCATACTATCTAATGATGACTTAACAGTTTTAGGTCCACCTGATACCGTCGAAGTTTTAGTAGACATAGGACCAACAGGAACTCGTGGCAGTCAAGTATTTGTTGGTATTGGAGATCCAAATATTATTGAAATTGGTCAAACCCCTATTTTAAATGATCTTTATATAAATGCTTCTCCTGGAGAAGATTATTCTTACCTTTATCAATATGTTTCAGAACCTGGTGGAGATTTATGGGTTGAAATCCTTAAATTAAATCCAACAATATATTCTAAAAATTTTTTAACATCTTTTTCTGATGGAGAAGCACAAATTGTTATTCCAATTTCAAGCATAGTTAGTGTATCTGGTGCACCATTAATTATAGAAAATTTTAGTATTCAATATACTATTAGAAATAATAACCCCGTTGCATCTTCAATGATACTTCCAGCCCTCGCTGGTGCAGGTGAAGATTTGGTAATTAACTTAAAGGCGGTTGAATATACCCTAGACTCTGGACCATCTGCAGATTGGCAAGCGCTAGAAGGTACAGTGGGTGTTGATATTTTTATAACAATAGTGGCAGAGAATGAAGAATCGTAATATGGATAAAAAAATGTGTTATAATTATTCCGAGGTGATACATTATGGCAGTTGAAAGTATTGGTACATTAGTACCAACAAAGATCCCAGGTTTATCGGATGCAGCAGACATCCAAGCAGCACTAAGAGCATACCACTATGGCTCTTACACATTTGACACAGCAGAGTCAGATGCAAATAATTTAATTAATCCATCTATTGCATACACAATCAATAATTTGCAAAGTCAAATTACAGCAGCAGTAGATGACTATGTAGATGAAGATATTTTAACAGCAAAAGGCTCATTAATTACTGCATCAGCAGCGTCTACCCCAGTTCAATTAGAAATTGGAACTAATGGACATGTCCTTACTGCAAATTCTTCAGCGACATACGGACTTGAGTGGGCAGCCCCAGCAGTAACTGCATCAAACACAGTAACTTTAACAAACAAAACTTTAACAGCACCAATTGCTACATTAGCAACAAACGCACAAACAGCCTCTTATACATTAGTATTAGCAGATCAAAGCGACATTGTAGAAATGAACGTTGGATCTGCAAATAACTTAACAGTTCCACCAAATGGCGATGTTGCTTTTCCAACAGGAACAGTTATTACAATCCTACAAACAGGTTCTGGACAAACCACACTTGTCGCAGGAAGCGGAGTAACAGTAAACGGTTCTCCAGGATTAAAATTAAGAGGACAATGGTCTAGCGCAACTTTAGTAAAGCGTGATACAAATACTTGGGTTGCTATAGGAGATTTAACCGCATAATGTTAAACTTACTTGGGGCAGCAGCATCTGGAGGTGGACGTACACCTGGTACACCTACTATTGGTACAGCAACTGGTGGCGTTGTTGAAGCCTCTGTTGCATTTACTGCTCCAAGTTATTTAGGAAAACCATCAAGTAATAATATTTATACAGTAACTTCATCTCCAGGCGGTGTTACAGCAACTGGAGCATCATCTCCAATTACAGTAACTGGATTAACAGCAGGTACCGCATATACATTTACAGTTACATTAAGCACAAGAACATCAGATAACACTATTATTCGTACAAGCGCAGCCTCATCAGCAAGTAACTCAGTTACCCCAACAGCACCAGGACCATTCTTTCCGCCATTCTTCCCATTCTTCCCATTTTTCCCAGGATTTGGACCATTCTTTCCACCGTTCTTCCCATTCTTCCCACCATTTTTCCCACCGTTTTTCCCACACTTCCCATCAAAGTGTATTCATGAAGATACATTAATCAAAACTCCAACTGGGTATATTGCAGCCAAAGACTTAAACGTTGGAGACAAAGTATATTCAGTAGATCTTGTTGAGTTAGCGAATGAAGATGTTGATTCTGATGAAATTAATTACATAAATTTTGATTCTACAACTCTAACTTCACAATCTGGCTTAGTTGAAACTACAATTGTAAATGCTCTGCCTAATGCAAAAGATGAATTCATGTATTTTAATAATGAAGAAAATATTAAGTTTTCTTTGGAGCAACCAATGTTCGTAAAAAGAGAAAACGAATACGAAGTTCTTCCATCAGGAATGGTTCAACAAGGAGATTACTTACTAAAAATTGATGACAGTGGAAATATTGTTGAGTCCTTAGTAGAAGCAATAACAATAGTTGAAGAGTCATGCATGACCTACTTGTTTGACTGTGAACCACAGGATTGGTTTATCGCAGGCGGTTATTTAGTTCACAACAAATAACTAACACAATTTTGTAAGGGGGCAAAATAGTGAAAATTTATAGATTTGAAGATTTTGTTTCTGAGAAAGACCAACAGAGTATTCTTGCATTTTGCAAAAATAATCCAAAATGGTCTTCAACCACGGGAGATAAAAAGTTTTCTAGTCAACAAAAAAATATGGTTAGCGCCAATGGTGATAATACACATCTTCTTGATATAGATGAAACAATGCAAATACTGGATAAGTATAACCACGAAATAGCAAGGGTATTACATCAGGAAAACCTTATACAAAATAATGTTTTTGGTATGCCTCCAACCCTATTTAAATACTCAAAAGGTTATAGCCTACCATTGCACATGGATACCAAATACTCCAAATGGATCACTTACGCTTCTGTTATATACTTTAATGATGAATATGATGGTGGAGAGTTATCATTTCCAAATTTAAATGTTAGCATTAAGCCAAAAGCAAGAGAGTTAATTATTTTTTCACAAACAGAAGATGACTACTATCATGAAATAAAAAGAATTAAAGATGGCATAAGATATTCAAGTGCCACTTGGTGGGGATCAGAAGAAGAGCAAGAAAACAATGTCATTGGTTACAACTTTAAGTGAAAGATCCTGCGGAAGTTGTACAAAATGTTGTGAAGGCTGGCTTTCTTCAAACATAAGGGGACACAGAATGTATCCTGGAAAACCTTGTTTTTTTGTTGAGATAAGCAAAGGCTGTACAGATTATGAAAATAGACCTGCAATACCTTGCAAGGTTTTTAATTGCGAATGGATAAAAAATGTCAAACTTCCAGAAGAATTTAAGCCAAATAATATAGGCTTTATTATTCAAAAAAAATATCTAAAAAAGAGTGAGTACTATTCTTTAGTTCCAGCAAGCCAAACAATAGTCGTTGAAAATATTAAAAATATATCTAATTGGTTTAACCAAAATAGCATAAATTTCTTTTATATTTATGATAATGAAAAATATTTTTCGGGAGATGAAGAGTTTTTAAAAAAATGCTATAATGATAAAGAGTTTTTAAAAGTATAAAATGAATGAGGGAAAAATATGATGGATAAAGAGTCTTACGATATTCTAGTAGATAAGATTGGAAGTTCAACTGATAACATATTGGTAATAAATAATTTTCTTACCGAAGAAGAATGTGACTTAATAGTTAACAATCTAAATACAAAGACTGCATTAAGTTTGACTGGGTTTTGGGAAAATAGAATTTTTTCTGAATTTTCTTTTCCTAAAGAATGTAAAAGTATTCTTAAAAAATATAGAATTAAATCTCATGCCCAAGTAAAAAAAATATATGGCGATACTTTATTGGCCAATTCTATGAATCAACATATAGTCAAGTGGCCAGAAGGTCCAGGCATGGAAGAGCACATAGATGATGAAGCAAAAGAAAGATCTCACTATCATATAGCGTCTGTTTTGTATTTAAATGATAATTACGATGGAGGAGAGATTAATTTCCCTCAGCACAATCTTTCTATAAAGCCAAAAAAGGGAGATTTATTAATTTTCCCAGGGAATCAAAACTACGCTCATGAAGTTAAAGAGATACTGTCTGGTGAAAGATTTACTGCTCCTGGCTGGTATAGATTTTTATAAAATTTACTTGACATAAAAATAGCAAGTGGTATAATTAATGATATAGGGGGAATATATGGAAATAGTAAATAATGGCATTACTCATTGGACCGAATTGCCAAGAGAAGAAGAATTAACAAAAAGAATTCCAACAAGAATTATTGATAACGACATTACCGTTGTTAACTTAGACTATGGGATTAATTTATACAAAAATGCAATCAAAAAAGATGAATGTCAAAATATAATTAATGCTTTAGAATCAGAAATTGCTTTGGGTGTTCCTGGAATACAATGGCGAGGTGCACAGGTTAACGGAAAAGAAGATGTTGAATTTGTAAGAAACTGTGTAGACTTAAAATATAAGAAAGAAAACTTAGGAAAACACATTCCTTTTAGTCAAAAACTTTTTGATATTCATGAAAGTGTAGAAAAAAGTTTAGACTACTGCTTAAAACACTATGAGTCTTTGTGGCACTTAAAAATGGACTATAAGGAAGCGTTTAACTTTGTCAAATATCTTCCAGGCAAATATTTTAAAATTCATAATGACCATGGCCCATACTATGTTTGTACGATTTCTGCTGTTGTATACCTAAATGATAATTATGACGGTGGAGAGATAGAGTTTACTAGACATGGATTAACAATAAAGCCAGATGCAGGAGATATTGTCTTGTTCCCATCAAACTTTGTTTATGAGCATGCGTCTTTAGAGATTACTTCTGGTGTAAAATATTCTGTAGTTATTATGACAGACTATAATGATCTGCATCACAAAGATGAAATAGGATATAAAAAGAAAGATCCTAATAATGACTAATTCTGAAGATATTATTGAAAATTTAATAACATTTAATTCACAAAAACCTTGGCTAAATGAAACAAGCAACTCTACTCCATCCACAACTCAAAAAACAATACCTCAGTGGTATAAAGATGCAGATAGATTTGCAAAAAATACAAATACTGGAGAATATTATCAGGCAACAAAAGAAATATGTCCAGTTGCAAAAGAAGGTACGGAATCAGACTATGGAAAAGTCCCTACTTGGAAAGCATGTCCAGGAATTATGGATGGATTTTTAACTGGATATGTTCTTAAAACTCCGTGTGACCTTAAATTTTTTAAAAATAGCAATGGAATTATTGACGTCAAAATTTCTGACGCAAGATATAAAGATTTTTGCACTCAAAGATCTCCTATGCCACAATTTGAACATCCTGTAGGCTACGATAAAAATCATTTTGCATGGTATTCAGATTGGGGATTAAGTTTGCCAGAAGGATATAGCGCATTATTTATAACACCAATGAATAGATTTGATTTACCGTTTTTGAATACAACTGGAATTATTGATTGTGATAAGGTAAATCTATTAGGAACTTTTCCATTTTTTGTTATAGATGGATGGGAAGGAATCCTTAAGGCTGGAACGCCATATATGCAAGTTATCCCTTTTAAAAGAGAGGATTGGAGTCATAAAATAAATATTACAAATATAAAAGATATCTATCCAAACTTCAAAAAAAATATAGATTTATATAGACAGCCAGACGGCGGTATTTATAAGAATCAAGTATGGTCTAAACGAGAATACAGATAGGATAAAAAATGAGCAATTGGACAGAAAAAATAAATCATGGCAATGGTATAGTTTGTTACAAAGGTGTACTTAAAAAAAAGTTAAATATTATTGATAGACTTGAATCAAACCTTTCAGAGGTTGGTAGTCCAAATCGTTTTAGTTGGCTTCCAGCATATGTTGGATATAAACAACTTATACCTGATTACAGAGATTGTGTAGACTTTAAATTTAAAAAAACTGACTTACAAGGTGATATTAGTACTAAATCTGTACAACTTCAAGAACTTTGGCAAGATGTTTACGATGCTCAATTGCCACCAGTTGAAGATTATTGTAAAGATTATAATATTTATGAATTAAAATACTGGGAAGCCTTTAACTTTATAAAGTATGGTCCAGGACAGCATTTTCAAGAGCACCACGATCATGGATATTCTTATAACTGTACAGTTTCTTTAGTTGGATATATTAATGATGACTATGATGGTGGAGAGTTATTTTTTAGACTACAAGGTTTAAACATAAAACCAGAGGCTGGAGATTTGTTTGTATTCCCGTCAAACTTTATGTACCCACATAGAGCGATGCCTGTTCATTCTGGAACAAAATACTCAATTGTAACAATGCTTGACTATAACAAAAAGTTTCATACCCAAGAAATGTATACTGAAGATAAATAACTATGCTTAATATTTCAGTTGAAAAAACGATGAACTCTAACATAGAGATTCGTCCAATGTCAATAAAAAGGGATTGGATGGACAATACCGCACAAGGACATGCCTATAGATGCTTTCCAGTAACACAGGCAAATGTAATTGGTTGGAGTCTCTCATCTACTAAAGATATACGTTTTACTTGGAATGGGACAATTGATCAAACTTCCGATACTGTTACCATAACAGAGGGAAATGACTTTGCATATACTGGAAGAGGTCAAGGAACTGTAAGTTTTAATACTGGATTAGTTTTTAAAACAGAATCAAATATTAGTTTATTCACAATTAATCCAGTAAATTATTTTAATAACGATTTTGAAGTTATGTCTTCTTTAGTATCTACATCTTTTTATGACAACCCTATTCCTTTGGCAATTAGAGCAAAAACTCCTAATCAAGAAATTATTATAAAGGCGGGATCTCCACTTGCCACAATAATTCCTATTTCTTTAACTAGTCTTGATAACACTTCTATTGAAATATTTGATTATGTTGATAAAAATAATAAAAGGGCAAATGCCAACAAAAAATATGGTGAGGCTGCTCAAGCAATAAATCAAACAGGTGGATGGACAGACTGGTATAGAAATGCAGTTAATGAAAAAGGCGATATATTGGGAGAACATGAAACAAAAACCTTAAAACTTTCTGTAAAAGATAGTAGAAAACAAGAAGGCTTTATTCGCTCAAAAGAGGATAGGGTATAATATTATTATGCAAAATATTAAAAATATAAAAACAGTAAAAAGAACACCATCAATCACACCATCTGGATTTTTTGGAAATAAAAAAGAAATGATAGTTGAACTAGAAAATTTTATGACTCAAGAAGAAATAGATTTTTTAGAAAATGCTGCAAAATCTATTACGATTTGGGATGTAACAGAAAGCCACGTTAATGAAAATGGCACAGTCGTTTACGATTCTGATTATTGGAAAGATAGAGTTGCTACAAGGCCAACTTTAGATAAAAATGATCCTACAATTGGTCCTGTTATTTCTGGGTTATTTGAAAGATTGCAGCCAATAATTGAAAAATTTTATCAAGTAAAAGTAAAGCCAACTGGGACCACCATTGTTAAATGGCTTCCTGGACAGTTTCAAAATCCACATGCAGACAAAGAGTTGCATGATGGCCCAGACGCTGGTTTACCAAATGATTTTCCAAACTATGACCTATCAAGTTTATTTTATTTAAATGATGATTATGAAGGGGGAGAATTATATTTTCCTCTTCAAGATATAAAATTTAAACCAAAAAAAGGTGCTGCTTATTTTTTTCCAGGAGATAAAAATTATATACATGGGGTAACAGAAATAAAAAGTGGTATAAGATATACATGTCCATTTTTTTGGGAAATAACAAAGCACACAGGAGATAGACAACCATGAATTTAAGTAACAAAAAAAGAATAACAAAAGATATTGTGGTATATGAAAACTTTTTAGATAAAGAAACCTCTGCTAAAATTGTAAAGGTTTTAGATAAACATGCAGAAAGCGGAAGTATTTCTTGGATGCCAATATCTTTTTATGAATCGTATTCTTCAGTTTTACCATTAGATAATGATGAAGAGATTATTGCTCTTGGTTTAAGTCCAACTATTTTTTCTGATATTGAAAAAACAATGCCAGAAGCAATAGCATCTGTACATGATCTTGACCCAAAAACAATTTGTAAGATTGGATACCATACACAAAAGTGGGAGCCAGGAGCATATGCAAGAATGCATTCAGATAATACAGATGCTGAAGGAAATTCTGGAGCATTTACAAGGAGTAGATATGCTGGGTTTCTTTATTTAAATGATGACTTTGAAGGTGGGCTATTAAAGTTTCCAGATCAAAATATAGAGATTAAACCACAGGTAGGAATGCTTGCTGTTTTTGATGGGGGATTTAATAATATGCATGAAGTATCATTAATAGAAAGCGGAGTAAGATACACAATAGGATCTTTTTGGGACGACAGAGAAGAAGACGCTTACCCACAAGAAGTAAGAGATGCTTGGGCAAAAGAAATGAAGGCAACAAGGGCACAGCAAGAGATTGAAAGGGCAGAGTGGCAAAATCTTTTAAAACAAGGGTATAAAATTGATAAAAGGGGTAATAAATATAAGATAGGACTGGATGACAAAAATGTCTAATTTTTTAAAAAAAGAACTTGAAGCAAATAACTTTCAATGTGTAGATATTAGTAATGAGATTTTATCTATAGAAAATTTTTTATCTAAAGAAGAATTAGATACTATTTTAAAAATTATAGAAAAAACTCCAGAAGAAAAATGGGGCATTGAATATACAAAAAATTTAAAACGTTTCTGTAGAGATAAGTTTGGAAGAGACGATGTTGAAAATTTAATAGCAGAGGGCAAGTATGAAGTTACTCAAAATTGGGGGGATAAAAATCTTAACATAAATCATTCACCAATATATAGAGTAATTCATTCAAGGCTAGACGATATAGTACAAAAGGTAGACCCTAATTTACAATTAAGTGGTTTTGCTACTCTTCAAAGAATGCAACCAGGAGTAGAGTTAAAGCCACATACTGATCAAAACACAGACCCATCAATTGTTGGGGCTGCAATATTATATTTAAATGATGACTATACAGATGGCCAGTTATTTTTTGAAAACTTTAAAATTGAATTAAAACCAAAACCAGGAACCCTACTTCTTTTTCCAGGAAATTCAGAGTACGAACATGGAGTGCGTGTAGTTGGCCCTGGCCCAATAAGATATGTTATTGTTGGTTTTATTAAAGTAAAAGGTTTTTACATGAACAATAAGTACTAGAGAAAAGGATAAAAATGAAAAAAGAAATACTTGAAGAAAAAGTGTATTACTATACAGAAGTAATCGAAGATCCTAAAAAACTTGTTGAAGCCATTGAAGATGACAACAAAAATCCTTGGGGCGAATGGATGGCCTGTAGTGGACAAGCATATGTTTATGGGACAGACAAAAGTATATCTTCATCAGATTCAGCAGATGAAAAAAATAATTATATTTATTCAACATTACAAAAGGCTTTTGATGATGTAGCAAGAGACTATGCAAATGCTCAGGGTATTACTGATGAACCAAAACTTTTTCCAATGTATCCAATTAAAAAATATATGCCTGGAACTTTTATGGGAGCACATTTTGATCAACAAGAAGGTGACGAAAGACTTAAAGTTTCTTTTGTTTTGTATTTAAATGACGACTATGAGGGTGGAGAAATATCTTTTACTATTGCATCACCAAATGGAGTTTTAAAAAATGCAAGTCCAGAGCCAGATTTTGCTTTAGCAGAACAAAAAGGTGGTTATACTTTTGCAGTAAAACCAAAAGCGGGAAGTATAATTGTTTTCCCACCATCTCCTCCATATCATCATACAGCCCATTTGGTTAAAAGCGGATATAAATATATGGTTCCACAACACTGGATTCATTAAGAGGTATTATGGGGGAAGAATTAAATAAATCTCATAATGAAATGATTCAAGAATATTTATTTAACATAAATAATAGTAAGACTAGTCTGTATATGTTAACTGTAGCAAGAGATGGTGAAGAGCCAGTTAGAAGCATCTTGTTCTACAATAACGCCATAGAGGCATCATCGGCCTATAACAAATACACAGACTGGGGATTTGCCAAAAACTTTTTAACGGTTTGCCTTTACGAACCATCAGGCAGTATTAATACAAAAATATTAAAAAGAGATCAGGCTGGAGAATGCACGTTTGTTAGACAAGACTATATAGAGGCTCAAAGCATTATTGAAAGTATAAAGGCAAAAGTTGACTATGAAGTATACAAAGAAATTTCTTTAAAATTTATGAGGCTATTTGCAAAAGATAATTGGAGATTTGATGGAGATCGTTTTTTAAAAAATTTAGGCATACAGGAAGACTATCCAGAGTATTAAAAATAGCCAAGCCTCAAAACTAAAAGACTTGGCTAAATTTATTAGTTTTTATTTTGTTTGCATGGATATTTGTTATACCACTCTTGGTATCGTGTTCCGTTTACAGAACTCCATGATGACCAGTCTTTTCCGCCCTTGGTCATATAGTGCGCCACTTGTGCATTAGTTACTGGGTTAAATAACTCAGCATTTGAATCTAGTTCAAACTTTTCTCTACGATCTGGACCTAAATCACCTATCATATTAATTTGAAAAATACCATATGATGAGTCTCCAGTTTTTGTATTGCCATTAAAAGCAAAGGGCCTTCCATTAGATTCTGCTTTAGCGATTGCACATGCAGATCTTAAAGCAACTCCTTTGAACCCTACCGCCTTTAAAAGGTCAACCAATTGCCCATCATTTAAAGAATGGGCATTTTCATAACTCTCTAATATTTTTACCCTAGAAACCAAAAAAACCCCTTGAGGGGGTTCGGCTGCCATTGTCGTAGTAATTAGAGTTTTAGTTTCAAGAGCATTGGCGGCATTTAAAAATGGTGCAAAAAGCCCAACCAGCGCTATCAAACCTAACCATATTCCTTTATTCTTGTCTCTCATTGAAATTACCTCCTAGAGCCAAATTGCTACCTTTCGGTAGCATTGTATTAATTGTAGCATGAATTTGGGGTCAAAAGCAAGTTTTAATGATATTTTTTTATTTTAATTTAAAACTATGTGCGTGAAGGTGGTATAATAATTATATTATGGCATCTGGCGAAACAAATACTTATGACTTTCCATATCCAATATTAACAGATCCTGTTAATGTTCATGAGGATATTCAGTCATTGGCAGAAGCCGTTGACGCCGTATTACCAACACTTTTTGCACCACTACATACCTTAGAGGTTCGTAATGTCAGCGGTACATCAATAGTAAAAGGTGATCCAGTATATATAACTGGTTATACAACAAAGCCAACAGTTGCAAGATCTGTTGCAGAAAATCTTGAAACTTTTCCAGTAGTAGGTTTGGCTCAGTCTAATTTTGGAAGCGGTAGTGATGGAGTTATTGTCCTTTCTGGTATTTTTAGTTCAATAAATACAAATGCTTATAGTGCAGGAGATGTTCTTTATGTTGCAACTGGTGGTGGATTAACATCTACTCAACCAGCAGCAGGTTCTGGTGCAGTTGCAGTTGTTGCAAGAAATCATTCAACATTAGGTGTTCTTATAGTTGGACAACCAAAAGGTAATGGAACTTGGGGATCTATGAAAGCAGGGTTAGCATAATGGCAAGAGTTAGATCACAGCAAAATTCTTATTCAGTTGGCTTAATACCGCCACAGGTTACCTGGACAATAGTAAGAGGAGACACAGCATCTTTTAGAGTATACGTAACAGATGATAATAGAGATCCACTCGTTATAGAAGACTGGACTATTGCTATGGAAGTTAAAAGACCAAATACAACTGCTGGAGATTTTACAGATGATGCAGAGTTAATAGTTGAACTAGAGCCAATACCAACAGAAATCGATGGCGATGGAGAATTTACGGTCTCACTAACTGCAGATGAATCAGTATTATTAGAGACTGGCGATATTTTTGATATTGAGTTAAGCGATGCAAGCAGGGTTTGGACGGTTGCTCGTGGAACACTTATTGTTATTGAAGATGTAACAAATAGCGAAGTAGTTTCATAATTATGGCTTTGTCAATAATTATTGACGAAAGTTTGCAAAAAACAAAATCTGTCAATCAAACTAGTTATCCAATATCAGATATAGTACCTATAACAAGACAGGTTAGAATAAGCGAAGTCTTACCATTTAGAGTAAGATTTACAACAATTGGGCTTGCAGGAGCAAATGCCAATGTTCCAGGAATTGGTTTACAAATAATTGAGGTTAATAACTATATTCTTTAAAAATATGATATAATTCAAACATGGCCCGTACATCAATATCATCAGTAAAGTCACTATTTCAAACTGGAGATCGTCCAACCCAGGCAAACTATGAAGATTTAATTGACACCTCTTCAGCCCAAGCAACAGATTTGGGCAGTTATGGTAATAACGAATTAACAATTAATGGCATCGAGAATTCAACCGTATTTGATAACTTTACGGCTTCTGAATGGAGATCAATGAAATATATGATCTCACTAAAATATGTAGCAGGTGGTGCAAACAAGTACTACTCTACAGAGTTAAACATATTAGTTGACGGATCAGATGTATCTGTTAGCGAATATGCAACAATTGAAAATGATGGGAATATTGGCACCATCTCTGTTTCAAGGGCTGGAGGCACAGTTTCATTAACTGTTGTTCCAGTAGGGGGGATTACACCGATAACTCTACGCTATATGCGTATGGGATTAAAGGCCTAACCAAGGAGATAAAAGATGGCAACCGTAACAAAAGACTTTAGAGTCAAAGCGGGGCTGGTAGTTGAGGGATCAACCGCAACTGTAAACGGCCACGATATATTAACAGAAGCATTAGTAGACCAAAAAGGTGATTTACTAGTTGCTTCAGGTGCAGACGCAGTAACTCGTCTTGCAGTTGGAACAGACAACTATGTTCTTACAGCAGACTCAAATGCGACAAATGGAATTGCCTGGAAAGCACCAGCAGCAGTTGGTGTGTTTCAATCAAGCATTTCATTTGAAGGTGCAACAGCAGACGATTATGAAACAACACTTCAAGTAACTGATCCAACCGCAGATCGTACAATCACACTTCCAAATGCAACTGGAACTGTAGCATTAACTTCAGATCTAAGTTCATTTATTACTGCATCAAGTACTGAGACACTAACAAATAAAACAATTAGTGCTGACAACAATACTATTTCTGGCATTGCAGCATCTAGTTTTGTTATATCAGATTCTTCTGGAAACATTGATGGATCTGCTGCTCAAAAAGCAATTCCAACTGGAACAGTTGTAGGCTCATCAGATACCCAAACTCTAACAAATAAAACAATTTCTGGTGCAGATAACACACTTTCAAACATTGCAAATAACTCACTTACAAATTCAGCAATTACTATTAACGGTACATCAACATCTCTTGGTGGTTCACGTACATTAGGTTCTGATGATATTGCAGAAGGCTCAACAAACCAATATTTTACAGCCGAAAGAGCACAAGATGCTGTAGGAGATGTTGTAGGCAATGGTCTTGACTATGATGATGCAACAGGCGCAATTTCTGTAGACCCTTCAGAATTTAAATTAAATGAAGTTGGCGCTCCAAACGCATCTGTATCATTAAATAGTCAAAAAATTACTGGTCTTGCAACACCAACCGATGCAACAGATGCAGCAAACAAAGGCTATGTTGATAATGCAGTTGTAGGTATTGACTGGAAAGCATCAGTACGTGCAGCAACAACTACAAACGTAACACTTGCATCTGACCTAGAAAATGGAGATACTCTTGACGGAGTAACTCTTGCTACAGGAGACCGAGTACTTGTTAAGAATCAATCAACAGGCTCACAAAATGGTATTTATGTAGTTAAAGCATCTGGTGCTCCAGATCGTTCAACTGATGCAGATACAGGAGCAGAACTTACTTCAAATTTTGCGGTATTCGTAGAAGAAGGAACTGCTAACGCTGATCAAGGTTATGTATTAACTAACGATGGCGCAATCACAGTTGGAACCACAGCGCTTACATTTACACAGTTTACTGGTCTTGGACAAGTAATTGCTGGCGATGGTCTTACAAAGACAGGAAATACTTTAAACGTCGGTGCTGGAACTGGTATTCAAGTAAATGCTGACACAATTGAAAATACTGGTGTACTTTCTATTACTGGTACAGCAAATCAGATTACTGCAAGTGCATCAACTGGTGCAATTACACTATCTGGTCCACAAGATCTTCACTCAGCAGCAACACCAACATTTGGTGGAGTTACTGTAGGATCTGTAACACTTGCAGATGCTCTTATGGGTTCTGCTCTTGCTACCGCTTCAACTTCAGCAACAGTTATTGACTCATGGTCAACATCAACATATTCATCTGCAAAATATATTGTTCAGATGAAAAAGGGTGGCGACATTGAGGTAATTGAAGTTCTTGTTACAGTTGATGGATCAAACAATGTTTACTTAACAGAATATGCAGATGTAATTAGCAACGCAGTACTAGGAACAACAGATGCCGACTACAACGGTGGCAATGTTCGTCTTTTGGTTACTGGTGCATCTTCAGATACATCTGTTAAAGTACACAAAATTTACATCGAAGCATAATTAGAATAGAGGTAGGAAAGTGGCAACAGTAAATAAAGATTTTAGAGTAAAGCACGGCATTGCAGTAGCCGAAGGCGGTACTTTTGGAGGAACTGTTACAGTTGCCACTCCTACTCAAAACACACACGCAGCAACAAAACTATATGTAGATACAGCAGTAGCAACGCCTACTGTTGGAACCACAAAGCCAGCATCTCCAGTAAATGGAAATTTATGGTTTGATACATTAACAGAACGTGTACATGTATATTATTCTGGTGAATGGGTTGCAATTGCAACACTTGAAGATGCAGAAACATTACAAGATCACATTCATGATACTTCAATTGATGGCAGTGGATTAATAGTTAGTACGTTTGTTAGCGGTGGTGCATACAATGAGCCAGGAGTTCTTGTAGATGCAGGGTTTTACAATACTAATTCATGGGAGTACTCATGGGTTGGTGGAGAAGCATCAGATAACTTTAATTAAATTATCTGATATAATATAACCAAGAATAAGGAGTAATAAATGGCAACCAGAATGCAACAGCGCAAAGGAACCGCAGCGCAATGGGCAGCAGCAGACCCAATTTTAAATGCTGGAGAAATTGGTTGGGAGTCAGACACTAACAAATTTAAGATTGGTGATGGTACAAATCATTGGGATGACTTAACATACTTTTTAGATGCAACTGATATGGGTGGAAGTTTTTCAGATTACGTTCCACTAACACAAAAGAATGCAGCAAATGGCGTTGCTCAACTTAATGCAGATATTAACGTAATGACAAAAACTGCAATTGAGTTTGAAGGTGCAAACGCAGATGCTTACGAAACAACACTAGGTGTAGTCGAACCAACAGCAGACAGAATAATTACACTTCCAGATGCTGGCGGAACTGTAGCACTTACAAGTGATATTACAGTAACAGAATCATCAACTAATACCCTTACAAATAAAACTTTAACTTCACCAAAAATTAATGAAAATGTTGCTGTTACAGCAACTGCTACAGAACTTAACTTAATAGATGGATCAGTATCGGGAACCATTGTAAATGGAAAAGCAGTAGTCTATGGTGCAGCAGGTGAGGTAAATGCCACAACATTACAAATTGCTGGTACATCAATTACTTCAACAGCATCAGAACTAAACATTCTTGATGGAGTTACCGCTTCGACTGCAGAACTTAACTATGTTGACGGAGTAACTTCAGACATTCAGACTCAATTAAATAGCAAAGCACCACTTGCAGATCCAACATTTACAGGAACAGTAAATGCAGCATCACTAACACTTTCTGGAGACTTGACAGTAAACGGAACAACAACAACAATTAACTCAACTACTGTTGCAGTAGATGATAAGAACATTACTCTTGGAGATGTTGCTACCCCTTCAGATGCAACTGCAGATGGTGGCGGTATCACATTAAAAGGCGCAACAGATAAAACCCTTAATTGGGTAGATGCTACAGATGCTTGGACATCTTCAGAGCATGTAAACATAGTTTCTGGTAAATCTTATAAAATAAACAATGTAGCAATTTCAACAGCCTTACCAGCCCTTACATGGGGAGATGTTAAAAATGGTAAGTCTGGTCTTGTAATTAGTTAAACTACTTAACAAAATACAAAGTACTTAACCCTAAAGTAAAGATTTACACGCCTTAAACAAGCGTGTTTTTCTTTTTAAACTTATGATATACTTAACACTACTTTATAATTCTTAAAGTACTTATCATATTTTTATTAGAAAGTTGGAAAAATCATGTCAGATACCTTTTCTTTTCGTTTACTAGAGGACTTTGTAGCAAAGTATAAAGATACTCCACCCCCATTTGGATTCTCAGATGCTGGCTCAAATTCTTTAGGTGAGATAACTTTTATAAGAACCTACTCACGTATGAAAGAAGACGGTACAAAAGAAAGATGGTATGAAGTCTGTAAGCGTGTAATTGAAGGTATGTATTCAGTTCAAAAAAATCATGCTAAAGAAAATCGTCTACCATGGAATGACAACAAGGCTCAAAAGTCTGCTCAGGAGGCATTCCAAAGAATGTTTGAATTAAAGTGGACACCACCAGGTCGTGGACTATGGGCATTTGGCACCCCTATGACTATGGATAAACGCAACTCTGCTGCCTTGCAAAACTGTGCAATGGTATCTACTCGTGATATTGATCGCAATGATCCAGGAGCCTTATTTGCATGGGTTATGGATGCATTAATGTTGGGTATAGGTGTAGGCTTTGATACTCTAGGACAAGAAAAAGAAATGTTAATTTATGCCCCAACAGAGCCACCCTCAATATATGAAATTCCTGATACTAGAGAAGGATGGGTTGAGTCTGTAAGATTATTAATAAATTCATATCTTCGTCCAAACCAGCCTATACAGCAGTTTGAATATAGCCTTATTAGACCTTTGGGGGCACCTATCAAGGGCTTTGGTGGGGTAGCCAGTGGTCCAGGACCATTGATGGATTTACATACCCGCATTACAAAGATTGTAGGATCTAGAGCAGGAGACAAGTTTGATTCTCGTGCAATTGTGGATATTATTAATCTTATTGGTACTTGCGTTGTTTCTGGTAATGTTCGTCGTTCCGCTACCCTCGCTTTAGGAAATGCAGAAGACAAAGACTTTAGTAATTTAAAAAATGCAGAAGTTTTTCCAGAGCGTAATTCTTATGATCCAAAAAATCCAGGGTGGGCTTGGATGTCTAACAACTCTATTGCTGCAGAGGTTGGAACAAACTATGAAGATTATGTTGATTTAATTGCAGATAATGGAGAGCCAGGATTTATTTGGCTAGATGTTGCTCGCAATTACGGAAGACTAGCAGATGCACCAGATGGCAAAGATTATCGTGTAATGGGTTTTAATCCATGTGCAGAACAACCATTAGAATCATACGAACTATGTACATTAGTAGAAGTTCACTTAAACCGTCACGAAGATAAAGAAGATTTTCTTCGTACACTAAAGTTTGCGTATCTATATGGAAAAACTGTAACCCTGATGCCAACACATTGGCAAACCACAAATGGCATTATGCAACGTAATCGTCGTATTGGGACATCTTTGACTGGTATTGCATCTTTTGCAGATACAAAGGGTATGCCAGCAGTTCGTGAATGGATGGACGAAGGGTATAAAAAAATTAAAGCATACGATCATTCATACTCAGAATGGTTGTGTGTACGTGAATCAATTCGTGTAACTACCGTCAAACCTTCAGGATCTGTTTCACTACTTTCTGGTGCAACACCAGGAGTTCATTGGGGTCCAGGAGGAGCATTTTATCTACGTGCTATAAGGTTTGGAAATACAGACCCAATGCTTCATTTATTTAAAGCAGCAGGGTATAAAGTTGAAGCAGACTTAGTTTCTGCCAACACTTCAGTAGTATATTTCCCAGTAGCATCTGGACATCCACGTTCTGAAAAAGATGTAAGTCTTTTTGAAAAGATTGGTTTGGCTGCTACCGCTCAAAAATACTGGTCTGATAATGGGGTATCTGTAACTCTATCATTTGATAAAGAAACAGAAAAGAAACATGTTGCTCCAGCACTTCATCTTTATGAGGGTGAATTAAAGGCTGTTTCATTCTTACCAATGGGTAATGAAACATTTCCACAACAGCCATATAACAATATTACAAGAGAAGAATACAATTCTTACGTAGGCAAAATTGCAAAGATTGACTGGTCTGCCATCTATGATGGAGTAGAAAATCTAGAAGCACAAGGTGAAGCCTATTGCAGTACAGACGCTTGTGAGATAAAATTATACTAAGGGAGATAAAATGAAAAAAATACTAGCATCATTAGCAATTTTTATAGCAGTTGGAGCAACACTGTTTGTTATAGACAAACCAGATGACAACTGTATAAATCTTTATGTTGATTATGGAGTTTTAGATAATCAAACAAAGTTAGAAAAATGTGTAGAATCATTTAGCAGCATTCTTGCTTTAGATGTTTTAAAACAAGCCAACCTTAAAATAGAAGGTACTAAAAAGTATGGACTTGGCGTGGTTTGTAGAGTTAATGGTTTGCCAGATGAAAAGGCAGAGTCTTGTGAAGTTATGCCACCCGCAGAAGCGTATTGGGCAATTATTATTAAAGAAAAACAAGTTATTCCATTTCCACGTAATGAGTGGGGTTGGGGACAACTTGCCATAGATCAACAATATTTAAATCTAGGAGACTCAGTTGGATTGGTTTGGACTGGTCCTAAAGGAGAGTTAATATTTCCATGAGATTAGCCTATAAAGAATTAGATAATGTTATAGAGTTTCCGTTACAAAAAAAGAAACCTACTAAAATTGAGTACGCATTTCAATTGGTTATAAATTTGGTTGGACTTTATATAGCCAACAATATTACAGTTGATATCTGGCGTTCTTTGACAGGACACTAATGGTTCACTTAACTCGTATTTATACAAAGACTGGCGATGATGGAAAAACCTCTACCGCTACAAATGAAAGAATAGACAAAAGCAGTTCTTTAATTGAAGCAATAGGTGCAGTAGATGAAGCCAACTCCGCTATTGGAATGGCGACAGAATATCATAATGACATCATAGACAGAATCCAAAGTGATTTATTTGATCTTGGTGCAGAGTTATCTGGTGCCCCAACAATAACAATATCAGAGGATAGAATTACTTACTTAGAAAATATAATTGATGATTACAACGAATACTTAGAGCCACTTCACTCTTTTGTTTTGCCCACAGGCCCTCTCCACAATGCAAGAACTATTGTAAGAAGGGCAGAGCGTGAGGTTTGGAAGGTAGAAGGACTAAATGTAAATATTCCAAAGTATCTAAATAGACTTTCGGACCTACTATTTGTTATGGCAAGATATCACAATAAAGGCAACGAAAAGTTGTGGATTCCTAGAAATTAACGCTTCCCCTGCTATAATAAGGGTATAGGAGAACAATGGCTAACCCATCAAATTTATATGCAGAAAAGATTTATTCTGAACACCCTTTATTTTTATGGGCATTAGACGACAACGCCGATTATATATCTTTAATTTCTGAACAAGAAAGAGATATTTCTACAGAATGGTCTATTTCTGAAGGAACGGCATCTGAAGAAACTGTTGGAAACGAACCATTTAAACAAAGCATAACTACAAAAATAACTGCAAACCCTCCTGTTGGTGTTACAAATGAAACTATATTAATTAGTCCAGATCTTGTTAATTTTGATATGCTAAACTCTAATTTTGGCACATTTTGTATAGGTACTTATTTTTACTCTAATAGTGCATACTTAGAATCAATATCTATTGGCTTTGAGTATACAGATACAACAACATCTTTAATTGTTGACGAATTTAAAACTTTTGATACTAATATATTTCAAAAGTGGAGTTTTATATCTGAGACATTTGATATACCTAACGAATCTGCAGATTTTCGCATAGTTATTAAAATTAAAACAACAAGTGGTAGCATAAATTCAGGAGACTATGAATTTTATTTTAATGGCATTACGGCTGGTCAATGGTCTGAAGAATTTAACACCCAATCTCTGGGTATTGAAACACAAGCGTTTCCATCTGATATTGCTTTAGATATAACGGATAGGGTTGTCACTGCAGCAGCCTATGGAGTATCAACAGATAATGGTTATTACATTGTTAATAAAAATTCACTAACTGCAAAAAATTGTGGCGTTCCAATAGTATTTGGATCATCAAATATTACAAAAATAACACCAAATAACATTGGAGATCCATCTTTAATTATACCTGGAAAAGGATTTTTAAACGAGGTAGGAAGATATAAAAATTATACATTAGAGTTTTGGGCAAAAATTAATTCAAATACAACTATACCTAAAAAAATCTTTGGTCCAATAACTGGGCCAAGTGGACTTTATGTTGAAGGTGGATTTTTAACCTTAGTTATAGATAATTTATCATCTTCACATTTTGTTGGTTATTGGAATAGACCAATGCTTATACATATTCGATTGGTCGAAAATTCGGCAACTGTTTTACTTAACGGAGAGCAAGTAATTTCTATAAATTTAAATAGAGAAAGCATAAACCTTCCATCAGAAAAAGATGGGCTACAGTCACAGGATTGGCTAGGATTTTATGCTTATGAAGATGTAACTCCAATTGAAATTGACTGTGTAGCAATTTATTCTTATCAGGTACCCACCATTATTGCTAAAAGAAGATGGGTTTATGGTCAAGGTGTTGGATCTTCAGAAATTATAAATTCTGTATCTAATGGAGAATCGGCATTTATAGATTATGCTTTTGCTGATTATACTGCTAACTATAAATATCCAAGTTTTGCAAAATGGGAGCAAGGATCTTTTGATAACTTACAAACAAGTGAAAAGTTTTTAACAGTTCCAACTTATAGCCTTCCTGAAATATTTTTAAGCAATAAGACATTGCAAGATTTATATGATGATTGCAAAATAATTCAAACTGGATATAATGAATCACAACCAGAATCTTATAAGTTTATAACATTTAGACCAAACAACGAATGGATAACAGATCAATGTTATTTTAATTTTTCTAAATTTAATGTTTTAAATGATGAAGTAAATTCTGTTTATGCTATTTTTAGCACGGAAGACATCGAGTCGCAGTCTGGACCAGTTCAGCCACAATCATTATTAAAGGTATATAATTCTTTAACTGGAGATTATTTTTTAATAAAACAAGAAGAAGATGTCATAAAATATATTTTAAATTATAATGGCATAAATGAAGAAATTTACACTACTCCATTAATTGAATTTGGGCAGTTGTTTGCAGTTGGATTTAATATTAAAACACTATCAAATGTTTTTGGTCAAAATGTTTCATCATTCTTTAACAACAAAAATTCTCTAAGTCTGTACATTGGTGGCAGCGAGCAGTCAGAAGAAACTTTTACTGGTAAGATATATTCTGTTGGATTTTCTACAGATTTAAATGCAAATGAAATAAAAGATTATTTTGATAATAACGGAATTGTTATTTTTGATGATTTATCAGAAAGCGGAGTTTTAGAAGAAGAAAATGCAATAGCATTAATTAATCATATAGCAAGTTATACCTTAGTTCCTTCAGAGTTATATGAAAAATTCTTTTTAGACATCAATGTTTCTGGATATTGGGAAGACTATGTTCCTCTTTCATATTTTGGACAATATGTAAAAAATAGTTCTGGAAATGAATTTTATGACTTAGACTTTTTACAATTTAATATTGATTATCCAGAGCCACAAGATTTAGTAGAAAATGAAGTAGCAGTAGAATCTTGGACTTACGAAGATTTAAAAAATAACTATGGATTTCCTATACAGCAAACCTATGAGCAGTTAGACAATGTTTTTTATAGTGGATGGTCAAATTATGAAGACATGTCTCAAAGATCTGAAAAGTTTTATGAATATGATACCTCTAATTCTTCTGTTAGAAGTTATTTAACTTTTCAATATATATCTGCAGGCGCCAATGCCTCAAAAGACTATTTTATAAATACAGCAAATGCTAGAAATAATGGAATAATTGATATAGATGAGCATCCTCAATGGAGTATAACAAAATTTGAAGTTCTTAACGATACCATTATATATCCAACAAAAACTATTGATTTTAATCAACTTGCAATTGTTATTCATTTAGAGTTTAAAGTTAAAAACTCATTAACTAAGCCAGTTAAAATAAAAAATCTAGAACTTACATCTCAGGCATTTAATGATAATTCTTTTAATCCAATTGGGACTAGTTCAGGACTTAATCTTTTCCCATATAAACGATCTGGATTGTATTATGATTATAAATTTAAAAATCCGTTTAGCATTTATAAAGAAAGTACCCCATATCTATACTTAACGCAAAAAAGTGGCATTAGGCTTAGAGGAGACTTTGAACAAAATATAGATCGTGGACTTTCAATTCCAATTAATAAACAAAAATCTAGTGATTTTAAAATTAGTGCTTCTCAATTATGGATGCTGTATGAAAACGATCAGTTTTCAATAATTCCAACAAAATTATTTGAAATAGAGTATAAAGATGATGTTATTCAATTTTATGTAGTTGCAAATGGAGACAATAGAACTAGAGGTAGGATATATGCAAAAAGCAAAGAAACTGGCTTAAACTTTAATGAAATATCTTATTTTTGGAATGGAGCGTTGGTTCGAGAGCCAATAATCACAGTTAAAGAATGGGGAGTGTTAGGGCTTGCATTTTTAAACGCATTAAACCTAAACTCTTATATTGGGAAAATAAATCTAAATGGTCCAGTTTTATTCAATAATGTTGCATATTATAAGGCTACAAATTTACAACAGGTTCAAAGTTCTATAACCAGGCCATGGCTAAACGTTAAGACAAACAACGGAATAGATTTTGAATGGATAGACTGGTTTAATAGTTATACCTGGGAAGGTGTTTTGGTTATTGCCACTTCCGAACTATACTCTACCGACCCATCAAGTATCTATAAATCTTATATTGGAACTAATAAGATTATCATTGATGACGAAGAAGGATTGATTTTTGACGCAGAAAAGGTTAAAATTTACAATAATGTTATTTGGGAAGGCTCTGTTCAGATTCCAGTATAATATGCTATACTTGTGGCTATGGATAATGAAATTCTTAAAAAAGTTGGTAACGTTCGTCGCAAAGTAATTGAAAAAGATTACAATTGGGGTCTTTACGTGTACAAAAAATCAAGCGGAGCGTGGTTTACTGACGGAGATGGTAGTGTTTTAAATATACCGTCAGAGCGTGGAGACATTTCAAAGATTGCAGAACTAAGAAAGGTTGCTATGCATTATGGCGATGATGGTGAAGGCAAGGCAGTATTTGTACCTGGATTAACTAGAATTAGCGAGGAAGAGCATTCAGAGCAGTTAGATAGAATGAAGAATGGTTTAATTCCTTCCATGAATGATCATGGTGCTTGGGTAGCAGCACGACAAACCTATGATAAGTACGGTAGCAATGAATGATGATTATGTAAGAGTTGGGTTAAATACCCAAGAAAAAGATGACAACCCTTTTAGTTCACAAGATCCATTTAATAAATCTTGGGACCAACTTAAAGATTTTTCTGGATTAGAACAAAACTTTCGTAGAAAAACTGCACGGAATGTAACAAAAGCAATGACTTTTGCAACAAATGAATATCTTGATTCTGCCAATGCAACTCCATCTGGTGTAGATGCTGGATCAAAAGCAATCAATCCTGGCACGGTATATAGAAATGGCTATGGACTATTTGACGTAATTACTCCACCATATAATATGTATGAGTTGGCAAACTTCTATGATACATCATTTGCTAATCATGCTGCTATTGATGCTAAAGTAGAAAATGTAGTTGGTTTAGGATACCGCTTTGATATTGCAGATAGAACAATGTTAAGGTTTGAAATGAACGAGGATCAAGCAGCGGTAGATCGTGCTCGTAATCGTATTGAAAGAATGAAACTAGAACTTAAAGATTGGTTAGAAAACCTTAACGATGATGATTCATTTACTAAAACAATGGAAAAGTTTTACACAGATGTGCAGGCGACAGGTAATGGATTTCTTGAAGTAGGTAGAACAGTTACTGGTGAGATTGGCTATCTTGGTCATATCCCAGCAACAACAGTACGTGTACGTCGCTTGCATGATGGATTTGTCCAGATTATTGGAAATTCAGTTGTTTACTTTAGAAACTTTGGGGCAAAGAATAAAAACCCAATGACTACTGATCCACGTCCAAATGAAATCATTCACTACAAAGAATATTCTCCCTTAAACACATTTTATGGTATTCCAGATATCGTAGCAGCAATGCCTTCGCTAATTGGAGATCAACTTGCTTCACAATACAATATTGATTACTTTGAAAACAAGGCTGTTCCAAGGTATATCGTAACGCTCAAAGGTGCAAAGTTATCTTCTGACGGAGAAGACAAGATGTTTAGATTTTTGCAAACTGGACTTAAATCTCAGTCTCATAGAACCCTTTATATCCCACTTCCTGGCGATACAGAAAATAATAAGGTTGAGTTTAAAATGGAGCCAATTGAAAACGGTATCCAAGATGGCTCATTTAAAGAGTATCGTAAACAAAACAGAGACGATATTCTTATTGCTCATCAAGTGCCTATTTCTAAACTTGGTGGTGCTGATTCAGGTATTGCTGCTGCCCTTTCACAGGACCGAACCTTTAAAGAGCAGGTATCACGACCAGCACAAAAACATCTTGAGAAGGTTGTCAACAAGATTATTAGAGAAAAAACAGATATCCTTGAACTTAAGTTTAATGAGTTAACCTTGACCGATGAAATTGCTCAATCTCAGATTATTGAAAGATATGTAAAGACACAGGTTATGACTCCAAATGAGGCTCGTGAAAAGTTAGACTTGCCACAAAGACCAGATGGGGATGAACCATTCATGATGTCTCCAAGACAAGCAACTGATGCTAGAGCAAACTTGGCGGGAACTCGTCAAAGAGATGCAGAAAGAACAAATAACAATTCTGACTCTCCAACAACCATATCTGGTCGTAATGCACAGGGTGAGGGCAGAGCGTCTCAATAGTTGAGATATGTGTAAAAATGTTTGGTATAATGGTAACGATATGTTAATAAATAAAGCACATTGGGAAACTAATGGCGACAGCGTTCGCCTATCAATGCCTATCGGTAAGGTAGATGTAGAGCGCCGCATAGTTTCAGGTTTTGCAACTCTTGATAATATTGATAAGCAAGGCGATATTGTAACTACAGAATCTAGCGTTGAAGCATTTAAAAATTTTAGAGGCAATTTGCGTGAAATGCACCAACCATCCGCAGTAGGTAAAATTGTATCATTTAAAGAAGATCGTTATTTTGATCCATCAGTAAAGAAATTTTATAGCGGAGTTTACGTATCTGCTTATGTTTCAAAAGGTGCACAAGATGCATGGGAAAAAGTATTAGATGGAACTTACAAAGGGTTTTCAATTGGTGGAAACATTAAAACTTGGGACGATGCATACAATGATGATTTAAAGAAAAGTATTAGAATTATTAAAGAATATGACTTATACGAGTTGTCCTTGGTTGATAATCCAGCAAACCAATTTGCAAACATTGTATCCATTGAAAAAGTTAATGGTCAAAGTGTAATTAGTGGATATCTTTCAAAGGCAGAAATTGAAAATGTTTTTTGGGATAAAGAATCTGGAATTGTTATGGTTTCAGAATCTGAAAGTGAAACAAGCCCTACATCAGGAAATCCAATGCAAAATATTGGGTTTATTGAAAAGGGAGATAAAAATAATACAGAAATGATAAAGTTCTTAGTTGATAGTGCTAAAGGCATTAGTACAATTAAGATTACAAAGGAGGTTAGTCCTATGACTGAAGCAACAGAAGCAGTAGTTGAAACTGCAGTTGAAGAAGTACAGGTCGCTCCAGAGGCACAGCCAGCAGAGGTAGTTGCAGAAGCAACAGAAGCCCCTGCAGTCGTTGAAGAAGCATCAGCAGTTGAAGAACTTGCTATTGCTAAATCAGAAGACGGTAGTGCAGATTCTTCTGAAGTAAAAACAGAAGAGGGAGAAGTTGCTGCAGCAGAAACTGTTGTAGCGAAGTCTGATGAAACAATTGTTGAGGCAGTTGCAGAAATCAAAAATTCTCTTACAAATGCCTTTGGCGATTTAGCAACAACCGTTAAGTCTCTTCATGAGCAGGTCGTTGCATTAAGCAAGTCTCTTGACAATGTATCAGGTGAGGTTAAAGCCGTATCTGCTGAAGTAAGCAATGTTAAGGGTTCTTTTAATGAGTTTGGCAAGCGAGTAGATCTTGTAGAACAAGACACCGCTTTCCGCAAGTCTGGCGATCTAGGCGAGATCGTGCAGTTTGAACCTTCAAAAGTTCAGAAATCCCTATGGGGCGGTCGTTTCCTCACATCAACCGACCTATTTAAATAAGTAATAAATCACTAGGAGGTGAAAAATAATGTCGGAACAAAATAAAGACCTAGAAAAAAACTATCCAGGATCAGGCGGAGCAGGCGCAGAGATTAACTCTCAAGGCAGTTTCGTTTCTGGTGGTATTGGTAGTGCAACAGGTTTAGATTCAGCAGCACAGTCTGTAGGATCACAACTTGGTAACACTGCAACTGCAGCATTCGGTTCAACAACTGGAGCAAACGCAGTAAACCCAACAGGCGTAGCAGGTGGTATTCTAGCACCAGAGCAGGCTCGTCGCTTCATCGACTATGTGTGGGATGCAACAGTTCTCGCTAAAGATGGTCGTAGAGTTACAATGCGTGCTAACACAATGGAGATCGAAAAGGTCAACGTTGGAGAGCGTGTAATCCGTGCAGCAGCACAAGGTGCACCAGATTATACAAACATCGGCGCAACTTTTACAAAGGTTGAATTAACTACCAAGAAGATTCGTCTTGATTGGGAAGTATCAACTGAAGCACTAGAAGACAATATTGAAGGTGGTGCACTTGAAGATCATTTAGTTCGCTTAATGACCAATGCATTTGCTAACGATATCGAAGACCTTGCTATTAATGGTCTAGGATCAGGCTCAGATGCCTTCCTTTCTATCATGCCTGGTTTCGTAAAGCAAACTCGTGGAACAGTCGGAAACGACGCTCACGAATATGCTGCAACAGTTGCAGACAATAACTACACTACATCAGTAATGCAAGGTTTACTATTAGCAATGCCTCGCAAGTATCGTGCACTTAAGTCAAACCTTAAGTTCTACGCAGGTACTGATGCTTTTGCTGGTATTGTTCGTAACAACGGTACACTTGCTGATGCAGTTGCAGAAGCATTTG